AGTTCCACCCGGGCGCAAGCGGCGGCCGGGGGAAATCCCTGACGCTTACCGTCACAATGCCGCATGGCTGTAGCCTGAAGGACATGACCCCGCATGAACGTCTGATCGGCGAAAAGTATCTGCGCCGTTGGGGCATCCTGACCGACACTGCAGATATTGGCGACCTCATTGAGTAAGCGGGCAATAGACCTGTTGTTGCAGGTGATGGAAACCCGGGCAGCCAAGGTGCAAGGGGCGACATTGCGGCAGATAGCGCCTCGAGCAACGGACCAGTTGCTCGCGGCCAAGCTGCTGGTGGCGTCTGGGATTATCCCGGTCGTCACTGCGATGGACAACTTCGAGGACGAGCCCATCCCGGCGGAGTGGTGTCCTGAGCGCAGACAGTACGGCTATCTTAACAGTGTCGGTCGCTGGATCTGTGTGGATGCTGACGAAATCGCGGCCTTGGCGATTGATTACCAACTGCTCTTCGCCAAGATGCTGGTCGGTTTTGAGCGTGCTGGCCCATCGCGTCCGACTCCGTTGATTGACGGTGTCGCATGGGACATCGGCACCATTCGGCTCAAGGGCGCGAAATCGCCGGTGCCAGTCTGTTTCTCACGACGCCTGTCTGATCCTGCCGTGTGGGAAAAGGTCGGTGCCCTCTTTGAGCGCAGGCCGCCTGAGGAGGTGCGTGTGATACTGACATCGACCCCAGGTGATCGCATCCCAATGACGGCGAACAAGCGGAACATCGTCGTCAGCATTGCTGATGTGGCCAGCGCACCTGGCAAGCTTGCGATCTCGCCGCAGGCCGTTGGGATGCGTGTGTTCCCCGGACAAGCGCAGCGGCGGTTTCCCATCGACCACTCGGAGGACTACGGGGTCGTCTATGTTCATCAAGAGGAGTTTAAGTTCCGAGGTCTACGCCATCGAGATTTCCTGGCGATCTTGTTCGACGCATATTGGTCTGGAAGGCCAGTTTGCAGAACCATACCCACGCTATCCAATGCTGGGTTCTCGGAGAAGACCAATTGCCTTTCGAAGGCATTTAGCGGCCGGACCGATTGGCAAACTTTCATCAAGTACGATGAGGGCAATTGTTGGATTGAAGCTCCGCCCATCTAACCTACTGGAAACAATAACAACGGCCGCTCAAACGAGCGGCCGTTTTGCGTTTAACACTCCCCTACCATTTCCCCTACCGTTCCCCTTCAGAAGCCCTACCAAGCCCTCCGTCATGTTGAACCCGCAAGTGTTCGCAAAAACCCCAAGGAGGTTCACATGGCGCTAAGACACCTTTCCCAGATCGAGTTGGCGGCTCGCTGGAACATATCGCACCGCACACTGGAGCGGTGGCGGTACACGGGCGAAGGCCCGAAATTCATCAAACTCGGCGGCCGGGTCATCTACCGGCTCGAAGATGTCGAAGGCTTTGAGGCCGAGCAGATCCGTGGCGCTGACCACGAGCCCCACCGTCCAATGTCGGCGTAAGGGGGAACAACATGACAATTTCCAACCATATCACACTGGCCGATATCCACCGTATGCCGGTTGGCCAGATCGAAGCACTGCCCGCGGACCAGCTGGCAATGCTGAAGGATGCGGCCGATCAGCAGCTCACCCAGGCCAAGACGGTCACGGATTGGCTCGACGGTGCCATCTCCCTGAAATACGCCGACCGCGCCATCGAATGCCGCGCTGAGGCGTGCAAGGACACGGGCACGGTCCGCTTTGAAGATGACGGCGTTACCGTAATCACTGATCTGGCGAAACGGATCGATTGGGATCAGGCGAAGCTCGCCCAGATCGCTGAAAACATCGCCTCGTCTGGCGAAGACCCGGCGGAGTTCATCGACACCAAGCTGACGGTATCCGAGCGTAAATACACGGCGCTGCCGGAATCCTGGCGCAAGGGCTTTGAGCCTGCGCGCACGGTCCGGACCGGCAAGCCAAAGTTTCGGTTTGAACCGAACGGGGGTGTAGCATGACGGCACTGCTTCCCATTCCCAAAAACAATCTGAGCCTATCTGGCATGATTGATCGTGCAACCAGTATGTTGGCTGGAGCGAGGAATGCTGCGGAAGTGCTCGAAGCGCGGGAATTTGCTGGTCTTGCATACGACACCGCGAAACGCGCAGCCCGGTTAGGCAGGGCCAAAGCCGCGCATGACGATCTTATCGTAGCGGCACATCGCGCGCAGGCTGATGCGCTGGAAATCGAGGCTGCTGCCAAGCGCCGTCTGGCGGACGAATACGATGCCGCACAAGCGCGCGGCGATGTTGGCCAACAAGGCGCGAGGACTGACCTCGTTCGCGATGTGAACGAAGTTGTCCCAAGCGCTGCCGCCTTGGGTCTGAAGCGGCGCGAGATCCATGAGGCCCGCCAGTTGCGCGATGCCGAAGCTGCCGATCCCGGCATCGTGCGCCGCACGCTCGACGATAAACTCGAACGTGGTGAAGAACCCACGCGGTCTTCGGTCCGCCGCGCGGCAGAGGATCGGCTGCAACGCTCGATTGACCGGCTGCAGCGGGTGCAGGACAGCGTCCAGCGCCTTGAAGAAGATCGCCCGCCGCCGCTTACGCCGGAGGAACGGGCACGCCAGACCGCGGTGTTCGGAACGCAAGAGGATCGTGCGATCTGCGGTCGGATCGAAGAGATCATCGAGCGCATCGATGAACAACCGAACCCTGCGGAGGCAGTACGCCGCGTACCGCCCGCTTCTCGTCATGCCGTTGACACCGCGCCGATCCGGCGCGCGGCGGCTTGGCTCAATGACTTCAGCACCCTTTACGAACAGGAGGTCCAGAATGGGACATATGCGACTGAATGATGTTGTCGCCGAGATTATCGGTGACGTGATGGCTGGCCATGCGGTCAATAAGCGCCAGGCTGCTGTCAAGCGTTGGGATGATATCGACTCGGACGGGCAGTATCTCGCCGGGATCGATGGTGTTGTCACCCGTATCGACACAAGGGCACGCCGCCTGAAGCTCAAAGCAGAGCAAGCCGCTGCGCCGGATCAGGCGGAACTGCCGTTTTCATTGCCAGCAGCCGTTGCCATGGATCTTGAAGGTACGACGCTGGTGTCGACCCGCCAATTGACGCGCACTGAATTTGCCCGAGCCATCGAGATCCGGCACCGCCAAATTGCCAATGACAGTGCGGCTTTGCGCGAATGGCGCGAAGCGTTGCGTCAGGCTGATCAGTTTTGGGTGGATAACCCGACTTGGCGCTTTGGCGACTGTCTCACTGCCATCCTGGTCCAGAACGGTTTGCCCCATCTCAGCGGCAAGGAGGTTGCGCAATGAACACGCTTCCTCCCATTTCCCGCGATCCGGCCGCCGATCTCGATCTGCTTGAAGACGCGCGGCGCGCCATGCGGCGCAAAGCATTGGAGTGCCTCGCTGAGGCCGACCGGCTCGATGCGCTCTACGGGGCTGTGACCTCAACGCCGGCAGGCAGACCGCAGCCTGATTTCGACACAAATTCTGATGGAGACCCAAACTGATGGCTATTTCTCTCGCATCCCTGCGCAGCAACACGGCGCTGACGCCGCCACGGATCCTGATGCACGGCGTTGCCGGTGTTGGCAAATCCACCTTCGCGGCGGAATCTGACCGGCCCGTGTTCATCATGACCGAAGACGGGCTTGGCAAGCTGCAGGTTCCGCATTTCCCCCTCGCGACCAGCTATGTCGAGGTGGCGGAAGCGCTGGACGCATTACTGAATGAGGATCACGACTATGGCACAGTCGTCGTTGACAGCGTCGACTGGCTTGAGCCGCTGATCTGGGCGGAAGCCTGCAAACGCAACGGCTGGCAGTCGATCGAAACGCCCGGTTTCGGCAAGGGCTATGCCGAAGCATTGACCGTCTGGCGCGAATATCTCGACAAGCTGAATGCGCTGCGCGACCGCAAGGGCATGGCGGTTATCCAGATCGCCCATACCGACATCAAGCGGTTCGATAGCCCCGAGCATGAGCCCTACGACCGCTATGTGATCAAGCTGCAGACCCGCGCCTCGGCGCTGCTGCAGGAGCATTCCGATGTGGTGATTTTTGCAAATTATCGGATCTCGGTCGCCAAATCCGATGTCGGCTTCAACAAAAAGGTGACCCGGGCGCTCGGGTCCGGTGCGCGTGTGATGCACACCGAAGAACGCCCCGCCTTCCTCGCCAAGAACCGTTACGGCCTGCCGGACACGCTCGAGCTCAGCTGGGCCGAGTTCATGGCGGCCATGCCCCAATCCGAATGATACACCTGAAAGGACACGACCATGGCACGTTTTGATACGTCATTTGACGCCACCAGCGTTGAACCCACCACACCCTACGAGCTGCTTCCTGCCGGAAAATACCGCGCCCAGATCGTCGAGAGCGAGATGCGCGTCACCCGCAACGGCATGGGCCAGTTTCTCTGGCTGATGCTCGACATTCTGGACGGCCAGCATAAGGGCCGGAAGATCTTCGATCAGCTGAACTTGGTGAACCCGAACCCGACCACGGTCGAGATCGCGCAGCGCACGCTGTCTGCCATCTGCCACGCGACGGGCAGGATGCATGTCAGCGACAGCGAGGAGTTGCACCTGATCCCGATAACGATCCAGGTGAAGATCAAGCCGCCGAAGAACGGTTACGGCGAAAGCAACGCCATCGCTTATCTGCCGCCTGAAGGTGGGGGCGCCCCGGCAGCTGTCGCAATGCCTGCCGCAGCCCCTGCAGCACCGCCCACAACGCAGGCCGCTTCTGCCGTGCCCAAGATGGCCTCCGCACCCTGGAACAAAAAGGGCTGATCAACCGCGCTGCTCCGCATCCCTGACTGACGGGGCAGCGCCCAAACCCATCTGAGGATATCCCAATGACTGACCTGAAAAACACAGCCCCTGTGGCTGTGATCAGCCCCGGCTTGCCTGACGACCAGCGCCGGCTGATCGACCTCGACGACGATATCGCCAAGATCCGCACGCAGATCGCAACCGCTGATCTGGCACGCCAGCGCGGCCACAAGCCCATCGACCCCGACTGGTTCCACCGGGCCCGCACCGCGCTGCGGCATCTGTGCCGCGAACGGGCAGAACTGCTCGCAAAAGGGACCGCCCGCCGTCGCCGTGAAAAGCTGAAGGACGCTTTGATCGGCGTGCTGCGTGAGCGCCATGACCCCGAGACTTGGAACGGCATTCTTTCCGAGGCCCAAGCCCGCAGCGAATGGGAGGGGTTGTAATGGCTGATCTTCCCGCTCCACCCACCCCGACGCTGACGGCGATCTACACAGATTATGAGGCCCGCCAGGGCGATGGCTTCCGCGATCATCTTGGCGCGTCGATCATCGGTAAATCCTGTGCCCGTGCGCTCTGGTATGATTTCCGCTGGGTCACACCGTCCCGCTTTTCCGGCCGTCTGCTGCGCTTGTTTGAGACCGGGCAACAGGAGGAGGACCGTATGGTCCGCAACCTGCGCGCTACCGGGGCGACCGTGCTCGAGGTTGATCCGGAAACAGGACGGCAAATCCGCGTGGAGGCCCATGGCGTTCATTTTGGCGGCTCGCTGGACGGCGTGGCGCTCGGCCTGCTGGAAGCACCCAAAACCTGGCATGTGCTGGAGTTCAAGACGCACAGCGCAAAGAGCTTTGCGGATTTGACTGCCAAAGGCGTCGCGCTGTCAAAGCCCCAGCATGCGGCGCAGATGCAGATTTATATGCACCTGACCGGTATCACCCGCGCGCTTTACATGGCCGTCTGCAAGAACACGGACACGCTGCATATCGAGCGCATCGAGGCCGACAGCGCGATGGCCACACGCCTGCTAGAAAAGGCCGGTCGGGTCATCTTCGCCCAGCATCCGCCCGCGCGGATCAGCGAGGACCCAGCCTGGTTCGAATGCCGGTTCTGCGATCACCATGCCGCCTGCCACGAGGGTGGTGCGGCCGCCGTGACCTGCCGATCCTGCCTGCACGCGACGCCGATTGAGGGAGGATGGCACTGCGCCCGCCATGATCGACTGCTCGCGCCTGCAGAACAGCGCGCCGCCTGCTCAAAACATCTCTTCATCCCCGATCTCGTGCCGGGTGAAGTCATCAATGCGGGCGACGATATCGTTACCTACCGCATGGCCGATGGTTCCACCTGGTCAAATGATGCACGTACCACGGAGGCCGCGCCATGCTGAACCTGCGCCCCTATCAACAGGCCGCGATCGCGTCGATCTACGGCTATTTCCAGAACAATAAAGGCAATCCGCTGGTGATCATTCCGACCGCTGGAGGCAAGTCGCTTGTCATGGCGTCCTTCATCAAAGGGGTGTTGAAGGCGTGGCCCGATCAGCGCATCCTGATCGTGACCCATGTGCGCGAGCTGATCGCGCAGAACTACGCCGAAATGATCGGACTCTGGCCCGACGCACCCGCTGGCATTTATTCAGCGGGTCTGGGTAAGCGTGAGGCCCAAGCGCGCGTCTTGTTTGCTGGCATCCAGTCGATCCACCGCCGGGCGCGGGAAATCGGCCACACTGATCTGGTGCTGATCGACGAGGCCCATCTGATCCCGGGCAACTCCAGCACCATGTATCGGCGCTTCCTTGATGCGCTCAGCGAGATCAACCCGGCGCTGAAGGTGATCGGGCTCACGGCCACGCCGTTCCGGACGGATAGCGGCATGCTGCATGAGGGCAAATCGGCGCTGTTCACCGACATCGCCTTTGAGGCCCCGGTGCGCGAGCTGATCGATCAGGGCTATCTCAGCCCGCTGGTCTCAAAACAGCCCACCACCCAGCTTGATGTCTCGAAGGTCGGCACCCGCGCCGGTGACTTCATTGCCCGCGATCTCGCGGCCGCAGTCGATCAAGACGCCATCACGCGCGCGGCAGTCGCCGAAATCATCGACTACGGCAAGGATCGCAAATCCTGGCTGGCCTTCTGCTCAGGCGTGGATCACGCGCGCCACGTTGCCGAGGAGTTCCAGCGCCGGGGTATCACTTGCCGCACGATCTTTGGAGATACGCCAAAGGACGAGCGCGATGCCATTATCGCCGCGTTCAAGCGGGGTGAAATACGCGCGCTGGCCTCGATGGGCGTGCTGACCACCGGGTTCAACGCGCCGGGTGTCGATCTGATTGCGCTCCTGCGCCCCACCAAATCGGCTGGGCTCTACGTGCAAATGGTCGGCAGGGGCACGCGGCTCGCGCCAAACAAAGAGAACTGCCTCGTTCTGGACTTTGCAGGCAATGTTCGCCGCCACGGGCCGATTGATCTGGTCCGGCCCAAACGCCCCGGTGAAGCGGGCGGTGGTGACGCACCCACCAAGGTCTGCCCGATGTGCGACAGCATCGTAGCGCTTTCGTCCACCGAATGTCCCGACTGCGGGTACGAATTCCCAGCCCGTGAGGTGAAGATCGCGCCGACCGCCGCTGCCCTGCCAGTTCTTTCGCCGAAATCGCCACAATGGCTGCCGGTCCATGGCGTCTCCTACAGTCGTCACGACAAGCTGGGCGGGCGGCCCTCGCTCAAGGCCACCTACAGCTGCGGGCTCAAATCCTACAGCGAATGGGTCTGCATTGAGCATCAGGGCTATGCGCGCCAAAAGGCGGCAGACTGGTGGCGCAAGCGCGCACCTGATGTCCCCATTCCTCTCAGCGTCGATGAGGCCATTGCGCAGGCTGGCGAACTCGCGCGCCCCAGTGCGATTTCGGTCCGTCCCTCGGGCCGCTATTTTGAAATCTCCGGTTACAGGTTCGATCCATGCCCCAAAACCACCCCGGCCTCTGCGCCGTCTGCCATCGGCAACCTCGCGGCTTTGGCTGGTTTAACGCGGATTTTTCCGTCTCGGACCGTCGGCGGAACACAAGCCGCAAGCACCTCTGCTCCCGCGCCTGCCAGGACATCTGTCACGGGAGGAAGGGCATGATCGATCCAACCCCGAACGAGAGCGAGGCAATGACCGTCGGCGGCCAGCAGGGCGGCGAATACCTCGAGAACATCGGCAAGTCCGATCTTGCCACGTTTACCGAGACCGAATGGGACTGCTTTCTTGATGCGGTCGTCACCGGATATTGCGACCACCTGCGCGAGCTTGCGGGCAAGGACCGCACGCGGCTCGACGACATGACCCCCGAGGTGCCTTTTTGATGGCTAATACATCCAACATGGCGCGGTTTAGCGCGCGTCTTGTCACGAATGGCTATGCCATTTTGCCAATCGGCCCGGGCACCAAAAAGCCCGGCCAGTTCAAGCGCGGGGCGTGGGCGGATTATCCGGAATGGAACCGGCATGCAGAGCGCCCGACAACCGAGGTCGAGATTGTGATCTGGTCGGCATGGCCCGATTGCGGCATCGGGATCGTTGGTGGCGCGGTTGCTGCGATCGATATTGACATCGTTGAAGACGCGGAACTGGCGCTCCAGATCGAGCAACTGGCGCGGGACCGGCTGGGCGACACGCCCGCCCTGCGGATCGGAAAGGCACCGAAGCGCATGCTGATCTACCGCACGGCCGTACCGTTCCGGGGTATAAAACATCATCCGCTGGAGGTCCTCTGCCTCGGCCAGCAGTTTGTCGCCTATGCCACTCATCCGGACACAGGCGCTCCCTATGCCTGGCCGGATGAAGGCCTGGCCGACCTCGACATCACGGACCTGCCGGAAATCACGGCTGAGGCTGCGGTGGCGTTTTTGGAGGAGGCCTATGCACTGCTGCCAAAAACCCTGCGGCAGCGAAGGCTTTCGACCGTCGCGTCCGGTGCCGAGCATCTTCGCAGCCACAGTCAGATTGGCACATTGCCAGCCATTGCATCGGCTCTCGCATGGTTGCCCAATGCCGAGCTGGATTATGACAGCTGGATGCGGATCGGTATGGCGCTGAAGGGCGCACTTGGTGAGGCCGGGGCCGATGTCTTTGCCGATTGGTCGGCGCAGGCGGCCAAAGATGTGCCCGCCACGACCATGAAGGCTTGGGCCAGCTTCAAGCCCGACCGGATCGGGGCTGGTACGATCTATCACCTTGCGATGGAGCGCGGCTGGCAGCCCGGGGGCGATCTGCGCTTGGACGGCAGCCTGCCGGAGGGCGGGGACCATCCGGCAGCGGGGCTGCTATCGCGATTGGGCGTTCAGCCTGATGAGGGCGGTGACACGCCGACAAGCCCGCCATTCACGCTGGTGATGCCGGATGGTTTGGTGGGGGATCTGACGGAGTACATGCTGACCACCGCCCGACGTCCGCAGCCGTTGCTGTCGCTCGGTGCCAGCCTGTGTGCCATCGGCGCGCTGATGGGACGGCAATATCGCACGGAGAGCAACCTGCGCTCGAATCTGTACGTGGTCGGTATCGCTGACAGCGGATCGGGCAAAAACCACGCCCGCGAGATCATTAACGAGGTCTTCTTCGAGGCGGGGCTCGCCCATCACCTTGGCGGCAACAAGATCGCATCCGGCGCCGGGCTCTTGACCGCGCTGCACCGCCAGCCCGCAATCCTGTTCCAGATCGACGAGTTCGGCATGTTCCTCGCGGCCGCCGCTGACCGTAAACGTAGCCCGCGGCATATCACCGAAATCCTCGACAACATGACCGAGCTCTTCACGGCGGCTGGCGGCATTTTTCTCGGCGCGGAATATGCCAACCGTGATGGGACAAACGAACGCCGCGACATCGTCCAGCCTTGTCTCTGTGTCTATGGCACAACGACGCCACTGCATTTCTGGGGCGCATTGCAGGGCGCAAACGTCGTCGATGGCTCGCTCGCGCGTTTCCTGATCCTGCCTAGCGATGAGGATTACCCTGACGAAAACATCGCGGTCGGCATCCGGCAGGCCGCACCCGCGCTGATCCGGGGGCTGAAGCGCGTGGCAGCAGGCGGCGGGCACCACAAAGGCAATCTGATGGGCAAGACGGCGGATCAAAACACCACCGTGACACCGATGATTGTGCCCATGACCGATGAGGCCCGGGCACGGTTCAAGGCGCTCAGTGTGGAGTTGACGGGGGAGTTGCGGGCAGCTGCTGGCACAGCATGTACGGCCATCCTGGCGCGGATTGGTGAAAATGCTCTCAAGCTGGCATTGATCGTGGCGGTGGGGCGGGAGCCTGCAAGGCCTGAAATTGACTTGACCGCCACCGAATGGGCCATCGAATTCGTGCGCTACTACGCGCAGCGGACCATGGCGGCGGTAGAGCGTCATGTGGCCGATACGGAAACCGAGGCCCATTTGAAGCGGCTCAAGGAGATTATCCGTGCGGCTGGATTTAAGGGGATCACCAAATCCGAGGTCACTCGGGCATCACAGTGGTTGAAATCCCGCGACCGAAATGAGATTCTGGAAACGCTGATCGAAAGCGGGGATATCACAACGGGCATGCGCGACACCGGTGGTCGCAGGGCCATGGTTTACCGGATCCTGACGTGAGCGGCGGGCTTCTTTCAAAATGGGGCTTTTTTCAATTGAAAGAAGTTGGGGTCTAAGCCGCTGTTCAGGAATGGATTTTTGACTTCCTTCACTTCTTTCAATCTTTCAAGAGGACACATGTATATGTGTGTTTTCTCGCGCGCGATGAGAAGGAGGGAGAGGTACCTATTGAAATATAAGTAATATTGAAAGAAGGTATATTATACATACTGATCAACACCTTAATGGCCGACTTCTTTCAAATCGGTCCCTTGAAGGAATTGAAGGAAGTCCCGGACGGCCCAACCGTCCTGCACCTGACGTGACCAGACCACCCTTCGGGGCCTGGCGAGACCGCAGCCTTCACCGGCCAGCCCTCTCGCCACGCTCGCCAAACCGAAGAGGAGGTCTGAATGACCCAATCCACACAAACCCCGCGCACCATCCTTGCGCTTGACCTCGGCACCACCACCGGCTGGGCCATCCGTGGCTTTGACGGCCTGATCACCAGCGGCACTGTCAGCTTCAAGCCAAGCCGATATGACGGTGGTGGCATGCGCTATCTGCGGTTCACCAATTGGCTCTCCGAGATCGACCGGCTCAGCGGTCCGATCGAGGCGATCTATTTCGAAGAAGTGCGCCGCCACGCAGGCACCGACGCAGCCCATGTCTTTGGGGGTCTGCTGGCTGTTCTGACCAGCTGGGGCGAGTTGCGCGGTGTGCCTTACCAGGGCGTGCCGGTTGGCACCATCAAGAAATTCCTGACGGGCCAGGGCAACGCGAACAAGCAGGCGATGATTGATGCTGCCCGTGCGCGCGGGTTCAGCCCGGTCGACGACAACGAGGCTGACGCGATCGCGATCCTGCTCTGGGCCTTTGAGACCCGGGGAGGTGTGCAATGACCGGCATGCGATTCACCCCAAAGGGATACGGCGGTCACCGCCGTGATCCTGAAGAGGTTAAGCGTGATGGTTGGCGTGAAGAGGGTCTGTTTGCCGTCATGATCGACGATCACCGGCTGACATGGCCCGAGCGCGAACTCGTGGAGCAGTTGGGCACGAAACTCTACGGCAAACGCCCGCGGGGCAGGGAGGTGCGCAATGGGTGATCACATCTGGACCGCCGACGACGTCGCTGATCATTTTGAGGAGGCGTTCCGCACCCTGCGTAAGCTGCCACCGGTCAAGGCAAAGGGGTATTTCAATGCATGGCCCGACTTCGTTCGATCGAAGAAGGAGATCGCTGCCATGGAGCCGCAGCCCATGCGGGTCTGGCCTTCGGCGTCAGCCATCACGCGTCTTGAGCAGACCTTCGACTGGGTGCTCTGGCTCGATGAGCCCGAGCGCAAGCTGATCTGGTCGCGTGCGGCGCGCGTGCCGTGGAAACAGATAAGTGGCGAGTTAGGGGTGGATCGTAGCACTGCGTGGCGGAGGTGGCAGTTGGCGCTCACCAAGATTGCCGCAAGGCTGAATGCCTAATGACTCCAATGTGTTGCAACACTTTTGTTCTCGACACATGCAACATTTCCATGCTACCTGAAAGGCATAATGGGGAGAGTGCGTTGGAAGACGGCTCTCCCCGTTTCCATTTGGACGGCTGATGGTTTGCAGGTCTGCAACCGCTTATCGGTTGATCGATAGAAAACTGTCTCCGCCCAAAATGTTGCGTCAATTAACCCATTGATATTGTATGGGTCCTTCCTGTTGGAAACCGTATACGGGGGGGCGCAGCGCGACGCTTTCCCAGTGACACCGCCGAAAACACCCGTTTCGTTTCGCTTTGCGCGCAAGCCTAATAAAATATAGGCCTGACGGCCCCTAAACCCCGGTTGAAACGAAATGGCCCTCTGACCCCATTTCGTTTCGCGCCCCGAACCCGTTTCGTTTCGGGACCAACATCAGGAAACACCGATGGACGTTATCGAACTGCCTCTTGGGCAGATCATTCCTTATGCGCGCAACCCACGGCGCAACGAGCAGGCCATCGCCACGGTCGCAGCGTCGATCCAGGAATTTGGCTGGCGGCAGCCCATCGTTGTCGATGAGGCAATGGTGGTTCTGGCCGGGCATACCCGGCTGGAAGCGGCGCGCAAGCTCGGTCTTCAATCCGCACCTGTGCATGTTGCCAAGGGGCTGACCGAGGCCCAAGCCCGCGCCTTCCGGATCATGGATAACCGTTCCAGCGAAAACGCCGAGTGGGACAAGGACCTGCTGAACCTCGAACTGGCGGACCTGCTGGAGGCTGATTTTGATCTGGGGCTGACGGGCTTCACCGACGACGAGCTGAACGCGCTGATGAACAGCCTTGATGCAGGCACCGGTCCGCAGGAGGGCGAGGACGACATTCCGGACACGCCAGAGGACCCGGTCAGTCGCCCTGGCGACCTCTTGATCCTCGGCAATCATCGATTGCTCTGTGGTGACAGCACGGTCGCCACAGATATCGAACGGCTACTCGGCACGGTGAAACCGCTGCTGATGGTGACCGATCCACCCTACGGTGTTGAGTACGACCCAAGCTGGCGGAACCAGGCGGGGGCAGCCAAAACCAAGCGCACCGGTAAGGTGCTGAACGATGACCGCGCGGATTGGCGAGAGGCCTGGACGCTGTTTCCGGGTGATGTGGCCTACGTCTGGCACGGCGCGCTGCATGCGGCGACCGTGGCCGAAAGTCTTGAATCTGCAGGTTTCAACATCCGCTCGCAGATCATCTGGGCCAAGGAGCGGCTGGTGCTCAGCCGGGGCGATTATCACTGGCAACATGAACCGGCGTGGTACGCTGTCAAAAAGACCGGCAAGGGGCATTGGGCGGGTGACCGCAAGCAGACGACGCTGTGGCAGATCCCAAGCAAGGACCAGGATGCCAAGACGGTACACGGGACGCAAAAACCGGTGGAATGCATGCGCCGCCCAATCCTGAACAATTCAAGCCCGGGTCAGGCGATCTACGAACCATTTATGGGGTCTGGCACCACGCTGATTGCAGCCGAGACCACAGGCCGCGTCTGTTACGGGATCGAGTTGAACCCTGCCTATGTCGATGTCGCCGTGGAGCGATGGCAGCAGTTCACCGGCAAGGACGCCGTTCTCTCGGGCTCGGACGAGACGTTCAACACGATCAAGACCAAAGACGATTGAGGCATGAATGACCTGGCTTTACCTTCCTCCGGACGCGTTTCCAGAGCCGCAGACGCATGCCTGTTCGGCCTCTCGCTGTGCTCCGGCGCAGGCGGGCTCGACCTCGGGCTCACCATCGCCATCCCCGGATATCGAACTGTGGGCCATGTCGAGCGGGAAACCTTCGCCGCAGCCACTCTCGTGGCGCGGATGGAAGACGCGACCTTGGATTACGCGCCTGTCTGGGACGACGTTGCCAGCTTCGACGGCCGCCCTTGGCGCGGCGCGGTGGACATCGTCACTGCGGGATATCCGTGCCAGCCGTTTTCGGTTGCGGGCAAACGCCTTGGTACCGAAGATCCACGCCACCTCTGGCCGCACGTTGCACGGATCATCGGCGAGGTTGAGCCGCCCTTCGTCTTCCTCGAGAATGTCGCCCATCATCTCCGCCTCGGCTTCCCCGAAGTCGCCAGCGGACTGGTCGGCATGGGCTACAAGCTTGCGGCAGGCCTCTTCACGGCGGCGGAAGTCGGCGCG